TAATTTGGAAAGCGCCAGTAAGTGTGCCAAAGTCAGGTATTAAAAACTGAAAGTTAGTAAAACTTGCTGTTTGTCCTGAGCTACCATCAGAAGTATTTTGTTGAGCGAAAAAATCTGCTCTTACATTTTCTTCTGTAGCTGCGTCAGTAAACACGCCACTTGCTGATATACTTACACTATTCATGCCACCACCTGCAAGTAAAGCCCTGTGTCCAAGACTGTCCTTGTTGGTAACATCAACAGATTCATCTGCCAAAGTAATTGATGTTGAACGAAGCCCACCTACAGTAGCGTAAGTGCTACCTGAAGTATTGACTTTGAGCAACATATCAAGACCTTTTTGTGCTGCCATCATATTCTCCTATTAATAAAAACTATCTAATTAGTTCCTAGTATTATACTTCGGAATCTCATGACTCCATGTCTAGTGACACCATCTGGGTCTCTCATTATATCACTATATTCAAATCTAAGATTAATTAGATTAAAACCAGTAATACTTAGACTACTATCATGCAACAAATCATGGACCTTGTCCATAATCTGCTTACATTCTTTTGACCCCTTGTATTGCGACCAAATATGTATATTTATAGTTGTTTCTCCACCATCAAGAAGTTTAGTTGAGTAATCTACTGTGGTTTCTTCTCCCAATTGTATAAATGGATATACACAATTACTTGGCACATCATCAAGAATTGCACAATTTAGAGTTTCTGTGAGTGCGCTGACATTCAAAGCTGTAAATATTGTTTGCTGTAATTCAAAATGACCTATGCTCATTTGTCTATTACTCCTCTAGCTTTTAATATCTTTCTGATTTTACCTCTATTATTGTTTAATGCAGGTCTCATAAAAGGACGAGGTTCCATATCAACTGTGCCATATTCAAGGGCTTTACTATATTCTGCACTTGATACAATCATTGCAGCAACAGAACCATCAAAACGACTTTCTACTTTAAGACTTATATTAGCTCCCAAGTATCCTGTGTCTGTAGCAGGGGGTAAGTTTGGAGCAGAAGCCGTATGTGTTCTACTTGGATTATATTTTGTATAAGTTCTACCAGTTCCTTTTTGTTTTATTGATTCTTTGGCAGTATTTTCTACGAGCATACCTGCTCTTGTAAGTGATTTTTTTAGTATAAGAACAGCATTTTTGGCTCTTGCATCATTCTTAGTTTTTAACTTTTTTAATCCTCTTAAACTCAATGCGCCACTCCTTCAGAACAAGTAAGTTCAAGAAATCTGTCTCTTTCATCAATGTTAAGAATGTTTTGTATTTGGAATGTTCTTGATTCGTAGGTGATTCTATAATCAGTATTTATATCTTCTCTGTGTCTGATGTATATTTTATGGGTAACTTTCTCTTGTAGTTTGCCTTGTCTATAAGATTCATCTCCACCTGTAGGTCTTATATCAGCGAATATAATTGCAATAGAGTTAAAAGCCTGTGAACGACCACCTGCACCATCACTCGTGTCTGTGGCTTTCTCCAAACGCACTTTATATCTTAGTCTTCCGATACTTGTAGACATTATCCAACTGACATCAGGCTGCTAGAGCCAAGTCCCTTGTGAATAACATAAGGTGCATAAAGGCTACGAAGCATGGGTGGATAAGCATTTGACGCTTCATACATGTCTCCTCTATGTTCGTATAGATGTGCTATATGTTGAAGTATCCCCATTCTTATTGGTTCAGGTATTGAGTAAATTGATTGATAACCTGCTACAAATTGAACTTCTATTGCGTTAGCTACTCGTAATGATGTAGGAAATGACTCACCTTTTCTCAATACTATCCTAGAAGGCTCTCTAGCGTTGTCAACATAGTATTTAGAAGTAGACATAGTAGTAGATACATCAGCGTCATTGTGCGTCTTAATGTGTGTTACTGAGGTTATTGGAGCAGTAGCAAGTACAAGATAATTCTTGTAATAGTTAATATATGGACCAGTTCTCATGCCTTCAAATAATGGGTCTTCCATTTCGTCAAAGGCATCATAAAATTGTGTAAATGTAGTAGCTACTAAAGTTCGCCCTAAATGTTGTTCTGCAAATCTTCTAGCTGTTTCTATTAGAGGTCTTAGATTTCTTTCATCTGTGGAATCTTCCACTCTTAGGTATTCTTTTACTTCTTGTAAGGTGACTGGTTCTTGACTTGGCTCTGTGGTTATTACCAATCCACTCATAGCATTACTCCTAAAATTTGACTACCTATTATTAAAATATATAGTCCCCAAATCATTTGCTCCATACGAATAAATCGTTTTGAGCCTGATTCCATACGCTTTTCTATGCTTTCATACCTAAAAGCGCATATTTCTTCATGTTGTTCTAGTTTTGTTTTTGGCATTTCAATCTCCATGCCTTCAAATTGTATCACCTATATACCTGCATGACCATATTGTCAAACTATACTTAACACCTGACTTCAAAGGCAAACATTCGTGTCCATGTGTGAGTTGTCCGGGAAAAAGTATCATACTTCCTACTGGAATGTCTTTATTTGAGAAGTTTTGGCGTGGGTATATAAGTTCTGCACCATCATAATCATCATTTAATTTAACAGAGCCTGTGACTAAACTGGCGTCATGGTGCAAATTAAGACTTACTTGGGTATCCATTGCGTATCTCATTACAAAAGCGTCTCTTAATCCATACATTTGCAATGGCTTCCAGTAATGCTCAACTATTGGCACAATATTCTCTTGCCAAAATTCATCAAGTTCTCTCCATAGTCTTAGTTCTTTAAACCTTATTTCTTGTGCAGGGAATTTGTCATATTCTAAAGAACCCCATTTACCATTTGCGTCAGCTATTTCTATTAATCTTTCACATTGTTCTTGTGTCATAAAGTCAACAAGAAGCATGTCTTTAGATAGCTGTCTAACTGGACCTTTATGAGTTATAAACAGGCTTTCTTGCTTGGGGAAAAACTGTTGATAAAGACTATTAAAAAATTCTGCTGCTCTTGGTCCACCATTTCCATGATAAATACATGGACAACAATGGGTTGAAGGATTGTTAAGTTGATGTCCTAGCTTTTCAGTATCTTCAAAGTTTGTTTGGAATATATAACATTCATAGTCTATACCTATATCAAATAGACCTGTAAAAAAAGCATTGTGTATATAGAGTTGGTCATCTTCGTGGTGTTCTATTGAAGCATGATTCATAATTCTTTTTAATTCACTTGCTAGTCCTATATATGTGCCACTATTTATATATTTGAATTGTGTTGGTGCTTCAGGAAACTTAGAAGCTAAGTCTGCTTTGGGCCAACAAATCATTTCACCACTAAATATGACATCTTTCTTCATGTCTAAATATCTTTCATGGATTGTTTCTAAGTCATCTGCATAAAAAACATCGTAGGCGTCAGTAAATAAAATGACATCATTAGGGTGGACTGTTTCTAAATAATCTTTCATTAGGTTTATCTTCATACCACCACCTAATCCAGTCATGTCTGTGCCTTTCCAATCTACATTGTTACCTATATTGACTACATCAATGCCGTAATGTCTTGCGCTTGTCATTAGCTTTGAACATTTTTTTCTATCTGTGCCACAGGTTAGTGCATGTATTTTGTAATTCCTAAAAGGCATACCATTCTCTATATCACCCATACTTCTTGGTAGTTGGTTGCAAGAGTCTTTTTTTAAGGCTACAAACCTAATCGTAGTTTCTCCAATTAACTCAGGAACAAACTCGTCAACAGGTATAAAGTCTTTGTTATCTACAGACGCTATTAAGCTCATGGCGCAATGGGGAGTTATCACATAAGCAGTAAGATTATATGGGTATACTGGGTATTCTAGCTTGTCATCAATGCTAGATACCTTATCAGGCTCATTCTCGTTTCTTTGTAAATATAGAAAGTCGCATTTTTTAATTGTTTCTTCATAAAAGTCTTCATTCCATTCTTCATTAATGATTGCGTCATCTTCCATAATGATAACTGGCTCATTAAGTTCTAAACATCTGTGCCATGCTTTTTTATGCGATAAGAAACAGGCTACTTCATTTTGTTGTAGTGGGCGATTGCGAAAGGGGTCATTCCAATTTTTTCTACCTTCTATATGACGAAATATATGTTGCTCTCCGTCAATGGCTTCAAGGTATTCAAAGTTCTGTAGATTGTTTTGTTGGAATTCTCTTTTTCTATCTGCTCTTTTTAGTAGAGATATGACTATTTTTTTCATCTAAGTGCATAAATATCATTTTGTTCGGTATATGTAATATAACCTTTAGATTTCAATAACTCGCAGACATAAATGTCGTCTATATGAGCATGTTCAAGTTTTATAAAATCAGGCTTTAAATTCCATGAATATGAGTCAAGGATATTTAATTCATGTCCTTCTGTGTCAATTTTAAGATAGTCAATATGCTGCACCTTATGTTTTTCAATAAGTGTATCAAGAGTTATACAAGGAACTTCAAATACGCTATCTATCCAATTAGAGTTATCATAGAGGTCAAATATTCTTTCGCCTTTATGATTGTCTGCTGTTACAGAACTAATACCCCTTCTCCATAAACCATCAACTCTGCTACCAGTAGATGTATCTTTGGATTGAGTAAACTCAATTGTTCCATCGTAGTCAGATATTGCCAAACATTCAATTGACAGATTTTCTCTATTATCTATGTTTTGCATAAGACTTGATAATTGAGCGTTATATCTAGGAGCAGGTTCAACCATGATACCTTTCCAATTACCACTCTTAATTAAATCAGCATTTGTGTCAAAGTCGCAGGAGCCTATTTCTATAAATGTCTTCATTTGAACTTAGGTCCTTCTATCCAAGCAACTAAGGACTTTCTTACGCCCTTTTTTACAGGCTCAACCATGTGTCTTATAGGTGAAGGGAAAACTAAAATAGTTCCTTTCATTCGTATGTCTTTCTCGTTGGGAGGTTCGTACTGAGGGTCAAATTTAAAATCACCACCTGTATAGTCTTTGGAATCACTTAATTGAATCGTTACAGATAGCTTTCTATCATTAAATGATGGATTACCCCAAAAGGTATCAAAGTGCCAATCATAAAATCCTTCTTCTTTATCTTCATATATTGTGTATTGAATATCAGAAAGAGTGTTTATGTCTAAACCAAAGGCTTGTTTGTTTGCTTGTTTGGCATATCTCCATATAAGGTCATATATGAATTTAGAGTTTATATCATTAGGATTTATCCATCTAATAGTACTTCTACGAGTTTTTTTCTTATCAGTCTTTTCAACACCAACACCTGCTTCAACAGGTTCATAATACTCACATTCTTTGATGATTGCTTTTACTTCTGTCTCTGAGAGTTCACCTTTCCACATTTGCCATATACTGTTCATAAGATTCCTGCCCTTTGGCTTTTATTGAATGTTTATCATAGCACACAATAGATGAAAAAAACCCCTAGCCCAATGGAAGTCAAACTAGGGGAAAAAAAGTAAGCGCCTGTTTTTTTTATTGTCTTATAATTGATTGTCCTTTTGTATATCAAAGACTTTATGGTCGTGACCTAGTCTGCCAAATGGAGTTTCTTCAATGGTAGTCACAGTACATCTGTTATCCCATTTTGTCTTTGCTTGTCTTGGATTGCCCTTGCAGTCTCTATGGCTTCTTGTTCGTTGTCACTCCAAACAAAAAGCTCTAGTTTTACAGTATATCTATCCATTATAATTGCACCTGTGCCATTCTGCTTTTTAGTTCAAGCTGTTCCTCAGCTTTTTCTAATATCAATCTATCAATAGTCTCTTGCAACTTTACAAGTCTAGCTTCATCACATGCACTCGCTGCTAAAGTCGCTTCAATCAATGCTGCGTCAGGATTGTTTCCGTATCTTCTCCAGTTACCAACTGCTGCTTGTTCGTTAAAGTATTTATTCATTCTGTCTCCTTTATAGTTTATCAATTTATACAACTATTATATAACTGTATGTTTATTATTGCAACTACTTTAGAAGATTATTTTTAAGGATTCTTTCTCTTAGTGATGTGCTTGAAAACGAGTGTTTTCTATTGGTGTAAATAATGTCATGTAGACCTTTGCCAGTAAAACCTGCTTCTTTATATTCTTCTCCAACGAACCTTACATCTATAGGAGTAGCTTCTAATAAGTCAAGTAAACTTTTTTCTGTATCATAAGGCAGTATTTGGTCAACATACTTTAAGGCTTTTAATTGCGTGTATCTTTCAAAGATAGATTGAACAGGTTTGTTCTTTTGTTTTCTATCAATACTTGGGTCTGTTTGTAAACCTACTATGAGAGTATCACAGTTTTCTGTGGCTTCTTTGAGCATTACTACATGACCTGCATGTAATAAATCAAAAGCACCACAGGTAAATCCAACTCTATTCAAACTTTATCCAATTGATAAAGTCAGCAGAAGCAGAGCTGTTGTTAAATATTAATGCAGCATTTACACCTGTCCATGTGTAGACAATTCTTGAACTATTTGTAGTTACAACGGCATCACTCCTATTTAATGTAAACACATTAACATTAGACATATAAGCTGAATATGTTGAGGGGGAAGTAGTAGTATAGTCATTTTCTATATCTGCTCCAGCATGAACCTTTGTCCAATCAGTATCAGTTGTTTGAGCACCACCACCTTCAAAAACTATCTTTGAAGAAAATGTCCCAAAAATTCCACCTGCGAATTCATACCCTATAAAAGATATCCATTTATTAGCATCAGCATTAGGTGCTAAATAAGAAAATGGAATAGCTGTATTAGTAATTGTGTCTGTACCATCATAGGCTACTCCTGTTTGAGTTGTAGAATTACCACTTGTTGCTGCTTGAACACCACCTGTTGTTCCCCAACCTGAAAAAGTGCTATTTACAGCTCCTTTTGTAGTACCTGTTTGATAAGACTGAGTAGTAGCTTTTATTTTTATAACACCATAATGGTCATTAAAAGAGTGCGTTGAGGTAGTGCCTTTTGATGTAGTATGAACGCTACCACCTCTATAAGGTTGTCTTTCCCATATCTTAGTGCTGTTCATTGCCATACTAGAAGATGAGCCATTACCATCATGGCTTTCCATCATGTCTCTTATGCCGTCAGCTTGTAGGCTTTCACCTCGTCTTAATCTTGTCATTTGAATACCAGTGTAAACCTTGTTAGTGTCATTTTAAAGTCCATTACTACTTCAGCAGGTACTTCTTCACTAATCCCATCAGGAGTAGGAATACTTGTATATGCAGGTCTTTCATA